AAAAGGATTGGGGCAAGGTGCCTGAGGCGATGATGTTGTACAGGAACCCTGGCAGTAATTTTGAAGCTGGCCTCAAGCGTCGCCGTGAAGCGGAGGGCAAGCTATGGGGCCAAGGACTACCGCAGCAGCCGCAAGCCAGCCCATACAAGGTGAAGCCATCTGATCCGTTCAGCACCAAGCTGTCGGCGCACTTCACCCTTGGCGAGTTTGCGTTAGGGCAACCTGCCCGGCGCTTCACCGCTCAGCACCAGGTAGACACTGCCATCGAGCTGGCGGCATTTTTGGAACGTGTGCGCGTCCAATTTGGAGGCAAGCGCATCACGATCACCAGCGGATACCGGCCGGCCGCCATCAATCGGGCCGTGGGTGGCGCATCTGGATCGGAGCACCTGTATGACGCGCTTGGAGTGGGAGCTGTGGACTTTTTCGTAGACGGCGAGGACATCAACGCGGTGCAGGCTTGGGTGGATCGTGAATGGCCCTACAGCGTCGGCTACGGCGCCCCCAAGGGTTTTGTGCATCTGGGTATCCGCAAGGGCAGGCCTAGGATCCGTTGGGATTATTAGTACCGCATGATTATTCACGATGTCGAGCTTGAGCGCCTTTGCCGTGAAGAGGCGCTCATAGTTGGGTGGGAGCCTGACTTGATCAATCCGGCCAGCATCGACGTGCGACTGGGCGAGCGGTTAATGATCGAAGACCCTAAGCATCCGCAGCTTGAAATCCTTGACATCAACAAGCGCACCAAGGAAGATCCGTATTGGCTCCAACCGGGCGCCTTCGTACTGGCCGAGACAATCGAGATCTTCAACATGCCGGAGAACGTGGCCGGCCAATTTGTGCTGAAGTCCAGCAGGGCGCGCGAGGGCCTGAGCCACGCCTTGGCCGGCTACTTGGACCCGAGCTGGTGCGGCAGCCGCCTCACGCTGGAGCTGCACAACATTCGCAAGCATCATGCCATCCCGCTTTGGCCTGGAATGCGCATCGGCCAGGTGGTCTATCACCGGATCGCAGGCACGCCTCAGCGCAACTACGCGGAGGTGGGGCATTACAACAATCAACCTCGGGTAATGCCGAGCTGGGAAACGGCGTGAGCCTGGGCTAAAAGAACAACCGCGACATTGGTGGTTGCTCCTGCTGCATTCGATGCAGCTTTGCTGGTGCTTCAGCTGGATCATCTAGCTCGATCATGCGGTACTCATCGCAACCGTGAACCTCGGCCCAATGCGTGGCGGCGGTGTGGGTGTTGAACGGCCCGACGTGCCACGGGCCGATGTTGAGGATGTAGGTCATTTCAGTGATGGGTTGCGTTGCTCAGGCGTGAGGCTGGGGTGATCGTCGTCATCATCATCCTCGGGTAGATCCTCGGGGATGTAGTCGTATTCAGGATCAAGCTTCGGCATGGGTTGGAAAGGGGCTGGGGTCAGATGATCCGGCCGTTTAGCAGGCAAGTGCGGTGAATGCCGCTGTCGATGCTGCAGAACTCCTCAACGGGCTTAGCGGTGTTGATCTGTTCAACCAGGTGACGAACGGCAGCCATGGCGGTCTCCCATGCGTCGGTGCCGAACTCCAGGGTATTGACTGCGGCGCGGGCGGCTTTCAGTTGAGCTTGGAGAGTGGGGATGAGCATCGGTCCGGTGCGGTTGATGTGTGAACTATACACCCCCTGCAGCGCACACTGCGCCGATCCGCCGGCCAGTTGACAATCCGCAACACAGGTCGATCCAGTCTTACCCGCTACCGTTGGCTCAGCCGGGCCAACGCCCATGCGGGCTTACCTGGTCGAAATCAACGCCAAGCTCATCGTCCGCTCCGACACCGAGCCCGAGGAGCTGCCGGCCGATATCTACAGCCAGCTGGCGGAGTTCATCCCCAGCGACGACGACATCGTGGACCTCGACGTTTCCGCTTTCCTGTTGCCTGGCCAGGACGATGGAACACCGGATTGAAGAGACGCAGCTTGTCACCCGCAAATCTGCACGCGATCAGATCCACCTCGCCTGGAACTACCAATGCGCCTATTGCGGAGAGCACCTCGGCAGAAGCCCGACATTGGATCATGTGGTCCCTCGGGTAAGGGGTGGAGGTCAGCAACGATCTAATACAATTTCCTGTTGCCTAATGTGCAATTCTCAAAAAGGGCATCGAGAGTGGCACGAATGGTTTAAGCGACAAGTTTTCTGGAGTGCTGCGAAGGAAGAAGCGATTGAGCGGTGGGTTGGCGAAGGTAGTTAATTGCTGCTTTTAGGCGATCGATGTCGTCCCCAAAGCTTCCTAGCCCCGTGTTGCAGCAGTTGCATAAAAGCCCCCGCACTGCTCCAGTCGCATGGCAGTGGTCAACGGCGGCTGTCCTGTCCCGGTAGGAAGTGCCTTTTTGAATGTTGAGCCGACATCGACAGATGGCGCATAGCCAAGCTTGCCCTTCTGCCAGTTTGTTAAATGCGTCAACATCCAGCCCGTAGCGCGTCTTGATCAAAGCCGCTGACGTGCATCTTTTGCACCTGCAGCTCAGCTTCTCTCCTTTTTGGCGACTGAATTGATCAAAGGGCCAATGCTCGCCACATGTGCCGCACCGGCGCAGACCCGTCTGTTGCTCATTCGCCTTGCGCTGATCACCTCGTACGCGGGCAAACTGCCCTTTCCCTGGGGTAAAACAATCAGGAAACGGCTCCAGTTCAAGCGCTTGCTCGGGTGTTAGGCCGCTGCAAAGCATCCGTTTCCTAAACAGCTTGGATGATTTGCCGTGATGATTGGCGGCCGCCTCAAGACTTGGGAAGCAAATGCCTTGCACAACAACGGGTCTTCGTGCCCTTTTGCCGTTGCTGTTCATTGCAAACTAAGACTAGGAGCGGGCTCAGCCTAGCGCCCCACCATCTGATCGGCATACAGCAGCGCCTGCCATAGATCTGAGCTGTAACGGCAGGTGCCAGCCGTGCAGGTGCGGCAGTACAGCTCACCACCGCCGATCGGCTCCAGTGTTTCCACCGTCACCCCAGGATGTGGTTCGATCGTGCTTACTACTTTGGGCTCTTGCATGGCGTGAAGACAGCGCAGTTAGGTGCAAACCTGCCACCAGTTTGGCGGCACTCGGGGATGTCAACCTCACACCGGCCGCGGCCGCCAGGTGTCCAGTGGATGCAGTCCCAGCACATCACCTTCGGCTGCGTGTCGGGCTCCACCGGCCGCACCTTCGCGCGAAATGCTTGGTAGTGCATGTTGCCGCGTTCCATCGCCTGCCGCAAATCAACCGTGCCGGTATCCACCACTAGCTGGTGTTCAGGCTTGGGGCCAATGTTGATCGTTGCGTGCCACGTCTGGCTCGCCCGCTCACAGGTCAATAGCAAGCGGCCAGCGTGAAGGGAAATCATTCGTCTTCGCCGTGTGCTGGCTGATGAAAGATCCGCTCAAACACCATGCTAAGTGGGTCCTGCTCTATGTTGCGCTCAAGCACAGTGCGCGCAATTGGATCAGTTTGATCGGCAGCAAAGAAAACATCAGGCCAAAACTTATCTTTCACCACCAGCAGGCTGACCCGTGGGCTTTTGGTCAGCAGCCAAATGGCAATGCGATCCAGTGGTGACAGGTTGGGTAAGGTCATGGCTTTAGTGTCGCAATCAGTCGAGCTAGATACCAGTGCGCTTTGTTTAAGGACTCAGCGCCACCCTTGTGCTTTTCACGCCAGACATATTTCAAGATGTTGCCTTTGCAATACCCGGCAAACTCTTCTGGCGTAAGCGCTGCCTCAATGGCATCAATGCACTCAATCCCGCCCTGGCGGTAGTGCAGCGGCTGGTTGACTGGATCAATCATCAACGGCGTGGCTCCTCCAGCATTCGGGCCATTTCAGCGCAAGCCCTGAGCGTAAGGTACAGGCTCATCGGCTTCACCTTGCGGTCGATGGCATTGCGTAATGCAGCACGAAAGCCTTGGCTGATGTTGCCATTACCTAGCAGCTTGGCGGCTGCTACCTCGTCTGGTGTGCAGCGAACACCAACCTGCAAGCGCGGCTTTTTTTTGATGTTGTTAGGTGGCATCACTCCCACCCCTGCAGCAATTTGGCGCGAATCACTTTGATGCAAGCCAGCGCGTGCTTTTCAGCCAATGCGCTTTGAGTGCCACCAATTGCTCGGACACAGTTAGCCATCAGATCATCGGCATCTACATCGCGGACATTGGCGGCCACCGACAGGCTGAACTGCTGCCACAACCCCGTATAGGTGCAGCAGGTGCGGCCGCTGCTTTGGTACAGCGCCTCGATAAATGTGGCGCGTTGCTGGTCAAGTTCGACGCTGGTCATTGGTGATCTTGCAATGCTTGACGGATCATGAGCAACTCCTTGCGGCAAGCAGCAGCCTGCAACCCATGGAGGTTGCCTAGTAGTTCTAAACGCAGGTCAAGCAAGGAGCACAGCCGCAGCCGTTCATCCTGCTGCCCTGCCCTGTAAAGGCTGGAGTCGGTGATCAATGCCTCCAGCTTGGCGCGGTGGTCGGTCATGCTGCCTCCACCACAGCACCAGGCCAGCGGGCTTGGGCGTACTTGACGGCATGATCACGCGACTCAGCGCGAGTGATCCATGTAATCGGACGTGCGCCGCTGGGATACACCAACACGCGATATTGCCGAGTTTTGGCTTTTGGTAGTGGCCGGCTGATGCCATCACCAAAGCGGCCGGTGTTTTCTTCCTGCCATTGAAAGGGAACTGCTTCAAACATGGATGGAGGGATCAGTGACGTGTTCAGGATTTAGCCATTCAATCTGTTGCCACCACGGCATCCACTCAAGGGCTGCCTTGGCTTTGGCATCGGTCAAGCTGTGCGCCCAGATGCATTCGATCACGTTGGCTGAGCGGATCTGGAAGTAGAAGCGGCGCATTTTGGTGGTCATGGCTTCAGCGGCGCATGACACGCCGGGTGGTCGTTGTGGGCTTGCACGGCAGCGTCACGGCCGCCGGCATAGCCCGCGGCGTAGATGGCGGCAAGCACCACCAAGGCGGTAATGCGGTTGACCCAAGGGTTGGTGATCATGGTGGTGAGTGGTAGTGGTAAAAGCCCCGGAGGGCTTAGGCGACGTGCGCCTCGCAGCGGCAGATCCAGTTCTGCAGTTCGCCGTAACGACGGCTTAGCTCCAGATAACGGCCTGCATCGCTGTGAGGCAGGAAGCCGCGCAGCTCTTGGGCAATCTGGTCAGCCTCAGCGGTGAACTGAGCAATCAGGGCGAGGACTTGATCCTGCATGTTTAGCGCAGCCTCTGGGCTGCCGAGTGGAGGACCGTTTGCCTCCGATGCATTGATCCTACACTGTCGGCGGTGCATCATGCAAGGGGGCCTGTCGCAATCTGTGACGTTCGTCGGCCCGTGCTGCTGATCGCTCGTTTGCTTCCTGCGTCAGGTTGGCCAGCAGATCCTGCGCTTCTTCATAGCTTGCCCGCATTTGCGTGTGACCCACCGTTACGTCAATTGGCACCCGCAGCACCGGCTTTCGCGAATGCCTAGCGCTCCACCCCACTGCATAGCTTGGCACCGTCACCTCCACCGTGTACCAGACATTTCCGCAGTTCTCGCACGCACGTTTGCGCACCGTCTGGTCAGCCATCTGGCTGTTCGTCACCACTGCGCGGTGGCGAGGGTGACTGCAAACTGGGCAATTCATGGGCAACATGGGGCAATCTGCCCCGGACAAATGAACTTTGGACAGTGGATGGCGATTGATATTCCCCCCGAAAAGCTCTTCAAGCTTGAGGAAGACTGCCGTCGCCTGGAAAATGCTCCAGACAGCGGCAACCTAGCGGCCATGCTCCTGCGGCAAAACTACCGACAGCAGCAACTCCTTCAATCAGCCGTGCATGAAATCGCACGGCTGGAGCTGCACATCATGCAGCACTAGAACAGGTCGTCATCATTCACGGCAACCACCACGCCATCAGTGGCAGCCGCCAAGCTTTGGGCAGCACCTGAAGCAGCCAGCTTTTCCTCGATCAGCTTTTGGGTTTTGTAGTCCGGCTCAATTGACAAGCCCAAATACTTGATCCCGCTTTGGCTGGTGTTGTTGTACCCCGTGATCCGTACCGGGATTTCGCCTTTGTCGTTTGGCTCGGCATTCATTACATAGCTGGCAAACGCCATCCGGTCCTCCTCCTTGATGCCAAACACCCCGTCAACATCGGGATATTTTTTGCTCGCATCAAAGCGATCGCCAAGCCGCTGCTGCAGCTTCTCTGGTGTGTTCT